TTGCTACCAATGGTGGTGGAATTGTATTTGATGGTAGCTTTGTTCCAAGCGGAACAATAACTCTGGCTTCAACCGCTACAAACTTCAGTATCCTGTGGGCGTAGTTTCCAGCGATGAGTATATTCTTCGCAGGGAATGAGTTAAGGCAAAGGAAAGGGATATTTTATCCTGACCTAGATTCTGATTTTTTGGCATGGTATAACCTTGTTATTGCGGCTGGCAGTTCTATATCTGCACAAAATATTGTTACTTTAAACAAATTCTTTCGTGATCTAAAGAGTAATAATCTTTGGTCTTCTATTACCCAAGCGAATATTCTTTGTGGTGTAAATAATCTTGTAGGAGTTTTAATACCAATTAAGGGAGCAACTCCAGTAAACAATGGATTTGTTAGTGGAGACTACAGCGTAACACTTGGTCTTAACTCTGGCGCATTAAACAATAAATGGCTAGATACAACAATCTTGGAAAGTTCCTTTTCAACAAATCCCGATACTGTGGGAAGGCATATGTTTTGTTCTTACACACAATTTGTTGTTAATGCGGCAAATAATAGATATGTCATTGGGTCTTCTACAACTGGAGGAAGCAGAATATATACCCCAGTAGGAAGTTCATTAGCAGTAAGTGGACAACTAAACGCAGGGACAACCTTGGCAATGGGAACAGCAAGCGGAGCAAATGATTTCGTAGCTGTATCAAGACAAAATGGAACACTTTATAAATATGCAGGAGGCACTTCATCTTTTTCCTCAAACGCTATTGGAACAATAACTACGGGAAATACAATTGGTGTTTTTGGTGCGCCGGGTCAAGCACGAGTAAATATGAAAATGACATTTTATTCATTTGGGTATTACCTTGATGTTCCTACTTTGAACTCTGTTGTGTTAGCTATGACATCAGCGATTGTATAATATGAGTAATCAAACTCCATCCACAGATATATCTGGTAGCACATCTGCGGCTGGAGCTTTGGTTTCTCTAACTAGCTTTGTTGTTGCTTTCTTTAGCGAATCTCATATCTGGCTACAGAATCTTGGTTTAGTTGTTTCTGTAACCGCTGGCGTTATTGGTATCACAGCATTCTTTTACAAATTTATAAGTTCAGTAATAGGATTTTTCAAAAAATGAGAAACTTCTTTATTATTTGTGCATCAGTAGTTCTTATTGGCTGTGCTAGTAATGAAAAACAATCATACTTTCCTCCTTCTAGCATTCCTCTTAACCAATCAGTAGCCAAAGCAACGAGCAAGGTTGCCGCTGTAACTCCTTTTGTTAAACCAGAGGGAGCAGTTGCCTTAAAGGAGCTATCCAATGCCTTGTTTGATGCTCAAGTTGAAGTTGGTAAATATGTAGGACAAGTTAATGAACAATCTATAGCACTTGCCAAAGCACAGAACGATGTTGTTTATTGGCATCAAAAACAAGAAAAGGCACTCAAGGAACTTTGGGCTTGGCGTTTAATTGCGTTATTTTCAATTCTATGTGTAGTCTTCTATATTGGGATTAAAATGTCATGGCGGCTGTTTCTGTAATTGAAAATAAGCTCACTCAAAAGCCTTTTGAATCCAAAAAGGCAATCTACGCACTCATTGCGGCTATCTCTGTTTTGCTTGTTTTTGGCATTTCTGCTTTTCTTATTCTCTCACATTCAGAGCAAGCAAAAGAGATCGTGGAACTCGCCAATCTTGTTGTGCTTTTCTTTGGTGCTTTAGTCACAACACTTATTACAGGACAGGCTTGTATAGATTGGAAAGCAGTATCGGCACTTCAGCACATAGATATAGATCAAAAAGTTGATTCTAATGCTCAAGCACCAGAGGTTCAAATAAACTCAAGGTCTTATAAATCAAAGTATTACGAAAATGACGGCCTACTTTCGTAATAAAGTGATACCTTTTCTTTGGGAATGGGAGGGAACAGAATTTGAAAATGATCCAGATGATCCGGGCGGTGCTACAAAGTATGGCATTGATCAAAGATCTCATTTGAATGTTGACATCAAAAATCTTACTTCTGAAGAAGCCACAGATATATATTGGAATGAATGGGTAAAAGATGGGTGTGAGCATTTGCCAGCACCTCTAGATTGGTTATTTTTTGATGCCGCTGTAAATTGCGGTTTAGGACGAGCGCAACAATTTTTGAATGCGTCTGCTAGAGATCCAAAGAAGTTTCAAAAAGAGAGAAGTGATTTTTATATAAGACTAGCGGATCAAAAGCCAAGACTAGCCAAATTTAAAAAAGGATGGTTGGCAAGAGTAAATGACTTGAGTAAAGTTGCTGGCATAGTATAAGATATAACCCAAATGCAATTTCCCCAATCACAATGTTGCAATAATGCAACTTATCAAGACAATTGTTTTACTGGTTGTGGACAGTCTATGCCTATTGTTCCGGGTACAAACCCTGCTTTACAGACATGGAATGGGCAAAATTTTGTTGTAGCTGATGGATCAGCACAAAACCGAATCTCACTTCCCTTTTTGCAAATTGGCAATGGTACAGCTTCTTATATTGTTGGTGCAGATAACAATGGAACTTTAAGCTATTATAATCCATTAGTTGTAAGTGCTACAAATCTTTTTGGTGGCACTACTGGATCTCTTCCATATCAATCTGCGGCAAATACTACTACTTTTTTACCAATTGGAACGGCTGGTCAGGTTCTTAAAGTAAGCAATACAGGATTGCCACAATGGACAACTCCACTTGCCCCGACTGCACAAAATATTTCTGGTGGAGCCGCTGGTTCAGTAGTTTATCAAACTGCTCCTAGCACTACTGGATTTACTTCTGTTGGCACAACTGGCAATGTTTTAACAAGTGGTGGAACTGGATCTCCAACATGGACTTCTGCTACTGATGTAAATACTTCATCTGCTATTGTTAAGAGAGATGTAGCGGGAAATTTTTCAGCTGGAACAATTACTGCATCATTATCTGGAAATGCAACTACAGCTACAACCGCTACCACAGCAAATACAGCTACAAGTGCTACTACAGCTACTACAGCAACTACAGCTACAAACATAGCAGGAGGAGCCGCTGGATCTGTTCCTTATCAAACCGCCGCTGGAACAACATCATTACTCGCTGGAACATCTGCCACAATTCCGAATATTTTGATGTCTTGTTCTACTGTGAATGGTGGATTGCCATATTGGGGAACAGGAAATGGAACAACTCCTGTTAATCAACAAATTACAGCACAGAAGGCTGTATTGCTATCTGGTGGGGCTACTGGTTCTATTCCTTATCAAACTGGATCTGGAGTAACATCATTTCTAGGTATTGGAACAGCAAATCAATTGCTTACTGTTAATACAAGTGCTACGGCTCCTACTTGGCAAACTGGAATTAAAGGCGTTACAGATGGAAGTAATGCCTCTGCTGGATTTGTAGGAGAATGGATTGTATCAAATATAGCTTCTGGAAGTGCAATTACATTGACTAATTCTGGAACAGTATACACCATTACTTCAATAAATCTTACAGCAGGAGATTGGAATGTAAGTGCTTGTGTAAATATCCATCTATCTTCAACTACAATGACATCTGCAAGAGGTGGAATAAGTACTTCAAACATTGCTTTAACTGCCCCAACTACTGCAACTACGGGAGTATTTTCAAATTCTTATGATACCTTTGCATCATTAATAAGCACATCTAATGCATCAAGCCAAAGCACAACTTTAGGTGTTGGTGGAGACTTATTGCTTACAACAAAAACGTCACGAGTAAATTTAAATGGAGCAGTTACTATTTATTTGGTTGCAACAGCCGCATTTACTGGAACTGCACCAACGGCTTATGGAGCAATTGAAGCCCGTAGAGTAAGATAAATTTATGCCTTGCCCTCCTCAAGTTCCAATTAGCATTATTCCCCCTGTATCGCAGGGAGTTGGCCCTATTCTTTGGCAAAATGGAAATCAGATTACCCGTCTCAATATTCCATTAAACCCATCTTGGTTGGTTTATACTGGATCTACTACAAAGTGGGCCGATGGATCATCGGAATCTCCAATTTATCTTCCAAATTTAACGGAAATTCCTCCTGCAAACTTTAGTTATCTAATTGGGATTTCAAATACTGGTCAATTGGGAAAATCACAAAACAATGGATCACCAACAGCAAATAATATTGCTGGTGGAAGTGCAGGACAATTATTATATCAAGCAGGGCCAAATCAAACATATTTTGTTCCTGTTGGAATACCAAATCAAATACTTTCTAGTAATGGTGCAAACTCTCCATTCTGGATTGATCAATCATCAATTACTGTAAACAACTTTGCGGGAAACCTTTTGGGAGATGTTACAGGAACCCAAACAGCAACATCTGTTGTTAAAGTTAATTCTGGATCTATTCCTATTAGTAAAACCATTGTAGGTACAAACTCATTGGGACAGATTATAGATGCTTCTTCAGCTACGCTTACAAATAACACAACTGGCAATGCCAATACAGCAACTACTGCAACTACAGCAACTACAGCAACTAATATTGCTGGAGGTTTAGCTGGTTCATTGCCTTACCAAAGTGGTGTTGGAACAACTACACTTCTTGCACAAGGAACCGCTGGTCAAGTTTTGTCATGTAATGGGTCTGGATTATTGGGTTGGATAACAAATTCAACAACATCGGTTTCCGCAAATAATTTAAATGGTGGAGGCGCAGGATATATACCATATCAAAGTGCTTTAAATACTACTTTGTTTCTTTCTGCTGGAACGGCTGGTCAGCTTTTGGCAAGCGGTGGAACATCAGCACCAACGTGGCAAACGCCAAGTGGATTATCTGTTGGAACAGCAACGAATGTTGCAGGAGGTTCTGCTGGCGTTGTTGTCTATCAAAGCGGATCGGGATCAACAGCATTTACTTCCGCTGGAAGTACCGGGCAAGTATTGACAAGTGCTGGCACAAGCTCACCTACATGGACAAGTCAATCTTCTTTGAGCGTAGGTAGTGCAACTACATCGGTTACTGCTACAAATCTAGCTAATGGTGCGGCTGGAAAGATTCCATATCAAACTGGAAGTGGTGCAACTGACTTTACTACGGCTGGAACTACTGGACAAGTTTTGACTAGTGCAGGAACTTCTTCTCCAGCATGGACTGCACAATCTAGTTTATCCGTTGGGAGCGCAACAACTGCAACGAATCTTGCAAATGGCGGGGCTGGACAAGTTCCTTATAATACTGGCTCTGGTGCAACATCATTCCTTGCCGCTGGAACGGCTGGTCAATTCCTTCAAAGCAATGGAACTTCAGCACCTTCTTGGGCTACTCCACAAGTTACCTATGTAGTTCAATCTACTACATATACAGCTACAGCAAATAGTTACATTGCCGCAAATACATCTACTGGAACTTGGACATTAAGTTTGCCAGCATCACCATCTACAGGAAATTTTGTATTTGTGGTAGATGGAGGCAATAAATGGTCAACAAACAATCTTACTATTGCACCAAATGGATCAACCATTCAGGGAGTATCTCAAAATCTTATCTGTAATGTCAGCAACCAGCTTGTTATTCTTGTTTATACGGGAAGCACATGGCAAGTTAATGTTTGAGTTGACCTAAATCTACAATTCCATTATAAACCAACAAATATATGTCTTGCGGATGTAACAACAATGGGTGGGGAGGATGCGGTTGCCAAGGAACCGTTCAATATGCACCTCCTGCGTGTAACCCTAATTTTCCTACTACTTGTACCGCCCTTGGTGCTGGAACGATACAACGTGTTGTTGGCGAAGATTCGGCTTATTGCAAATACACAATACCAACACTTCAGTCAAACAGCATTCTTTTCTATAATGCCTCTACTGCACTTGTAACATGGGCTGATAGTTCTGTTGCTAATCCTATTTTCCTTGGTAGCAATTCTGCTAGTCAAGCAACCTCTTCAACGGGACAAATTCAAGCTCTTACTCCTACTGGTCAATTGGTTGGGTTTAAACCATCTACCTCTACAAAAACTCAATTTCCTGTTGTTGCCCCTAGTGGAACAACGACTTCATGGGGAACTGTAGAGAGCATTATTCCAAACCAAGGGATTGTTTACAAAACAGGATCAGTAGCGGATGGTTCGCTTTCCGCAAATACTGTTTATCAGCTTATTGGAACTTCTGGTCAGTATGTCTCTTTTGATGCTCTTGGAAACCCTGTTGCTGTTGCTCCTTCTCTTAATGTAAGCTACATATACAAAAATGGAAATTACCAAGCCGTAGCAGGGGAAAGCATTGCCGCCAGCACAAGTGCTGGATCATGGACTCTAACGCTTCCTCCAAACCCTTCTTTTGGAACTATTTGTACCGTTGCTGATGCTTCTGCAACATGGTCAACAAACAGTCTGACTGTTGCTCCATATACGGGTAGCACAATTCAAGGGTTTCAGCAGAATTTTATTGCAAATGTATCCAATTGGAGTGTAACATTCTATTTCAACAATGTAACTTGGGTTGCAATTATTTCTTAATCTATGGCTATTAATCTTTCAAATCTAGTTGGTAATGGGCCAGCATTTCTTGCTACTGGAAACGGAACTCAAAATATCTCTCAAAGCACACAAACAAGAGTTTCTCTTGCTACAACGACTTTTGACTCAAATAATAATTACAATAATTCATTATATGAATACTCCCCAACTGTAGCTGGTTATTACCAAGTAAATGCTGTAATAAGATTTTCTGTACCAACAAGCGATTTGGTAAATGCACAAGGGACAATATATAAAAATGGAGGTCAATATGCCGGGAACGTTACTGTTGGGCTTTTTAATGCAATAACGCCCGTTGTTTCTACAATAATTTATTTGAACGGAACTGGTGATGCTATAAGTGTATATGCTTATATGGATACTAGCTCAGCAGGAAGCACTAAAAGTATTCTTTTAGGCGCGTGTTTTTTTAGTGCATCTTTAGTATACAGAACATGACACTCTACGAAAAAATTATTACAATTTATCCAGACCTGACATCTAACGATTTTGGGATAGATAAAATTTATCTGCGAAATGATTCTGATGGAAAAGGTGATTATATTGCCTCTTGGAATAATCCAACCCATCCACAGCCTACGCAAGAACAGCTAGATGCAGTAAGTTCTACGGCATAATTTATGGCGCAAAATTGCGCTTATTAACTTATGGCTAATGACACTAGAGTTTATGATGGAACGATTGCAACAATTGCAATGGATGCCGAAACACATCCTAGTGTATTGCCAGCAACATATGTTTCTTCATGCGTAAATCGTGCATTTAGACAGGGAGTAAATGCAACTCGCCCACCATTTGCAGATTTACAAATAAACCTTGCTTACGGATATGACAAGTCTGTACTAACGGATTTCCAAACGGGTAACTTCCAAGGGGCATACCCTTATAAGGCTATATCACCCGGATGTGTTGATGGAATTATTTGTGCAGTAGCAGGAACAATATACTTTTTAGCGATTGTAAATAATATTGTTACTCTTCATAAGATTATATCTGGCAATGATCCTACATTGATGCACACATGGTTTGTGCAAGCTGAAAACTGGATCTATATCCAAAACGGATATCAAGATCCTATTGCTTGGAGTGGGGATATTTCTGGCGCACCTACAAATCTTCAAGCACAAGGTCTTGTATCTGCAAATATTAATCTTACTTGGACAACCAATGCTCAAGGGGCATCGTTTAATGAATTACAAGTCCAATATGATAATCAACTTTTTGCTACTTTTGCGATTATATCAGCAAATCAAGATTCATATACCTATATTGCTCCAGCATCAGCAACGCTATATTCATTTAGGGTAAGGTCTGTTTATCCAGATGGCTCTTTTACTCCTTGGTCGAATATAGCAACAACTAGCGTTTCTAATTCTGCTATTACTCCAGAACAACCAAGCACAGCATATCGTTTGAATCCAGCGGCAAATCAAATGCCTATTGGTACTATCATGGCATATGCTTATGGTCGTGTTGCAGTAAGTGATGCACAGAACAATATCTATGTTTCTGACATTATTTATGGCAATGGGTTTACGGATACAGCAAATACGCAGAACTTTACTGAACAGACATATTGGGCTGAAGGTGGATCTTTTACACCTCCTGCAAATCTTGGATTGATTACAGGAATGAGGGTCATGCCGTCATTGAACATCAATGTAAGAGGGCAAGGCGAATTAGTTGTATTCTGTGAGAATGGTTCTTTTACTCTTGATATTTCTCAAAACAGAACAAGTTGGCAGTTAAGCAATATTCAAAAGGTATCTCTAATAGGCAGAGGATGTCGTTCCC